GTTGTATATTTTTTCCAGAATTTTTTTTCAACTCATCCTCATACGCCTTATTTTCAAGGGTTGGAGTTAGCTCGTTTGCACCACGTAATACGGCAGAAACTTCCAAAAGTTTGCCCTGCTTTACTGCCCAAAAATATCCGTCTTCCATGACATCATCCTTATTGCCTATGGTATCGATATATTTATTCCAGTCGGCGAATTCTTCTTTATACTCCGGGTCATTTATAGCAAGCGACAGCTCCACATATTGCATGCCTACCGAGTGCTGATTGACCTCATTGTTCAGGTACATAGCAAATACGGCAGCATTATAGTCCTTTATAATATCCCCGTCGAGCATTAAACACATGGTATCCCCTTCCTTGTCTATGCCCAGGTCTTTCCATGCTACGGTCTTTTCATATATGGATTTTGGCCGGCCTACCTTACCTGCAATTGAATATTCATGATCACGCAGGTGCCAGATATCTTTCTGTCTTTCACTAATAGATTTAGCAAAACAGTTGGCGAGCAGTACATCCTTTTGGCTGTCCATCCAGTTATAAGTGTTGCCTATAATAGTTCGGGTTATTACCCCTGTTTCGGGTTGGTCTGTGTAGTTTGTGGTTAGGGCCTTTACTTTAATCCCGTTCTTTACAATGACAAAAGGCTCAGTATTTTTCATCTGTGCCTTCTTCATTTTTATCAGCTCTGATTTATTAGTCGTGAGCCACTTGTACATTTCCTTTACGGAGTTAAATTCTTTTTTCATTTTTGTTGATGGTTTTCTGATTGTTAAGGGCCTCCATTTTTTCCTTGATGGACTTTTCCAGCTTGGCTTTATCCACTTTCTTTTTAGGCATTTCCTTGGTTGTTTCCATTTGTGGGTGTATTAAGTACGCTTTCAACTAAGTTCCGGGTGAGTGTATCCATTGCTTCCCTTATTGCATCACTTAACTGTATGTCGCCAGCCGTGTTTGCTCTTTCTCTGGCAAGGGCAAGCTGCTGGATGGCCAGTGGTATCTTTCCTAAATTATCAACTGATTTATTTGCCCCCTCTTTTCCTAATTCAACCCCCATAACAATGGCATAATAATCACGGTCAATGATACCATCCTTCAGCAATATTGATAGTTTTTCAGCCTTTATTTTATCCGCTGTTTGCCGTGCCTGCTCATCCTGCTGCATAATAGGAAGATGGTCATAGGTAATAAACAATTCGAGGCCCTCCTCGAAAAGTTTAAATTGTACGTTTAGACGGTTTGCAAAATCGTCAGCTTCCGATTGAATGGTGTTCTGTATAACACCAATACGGGCCTGCTTCTTGTTCTCAAACGTGGCTCCCTGCGTTCCGGGGAATAAGTCCCGGTCAAGGAAATACGCTGCTATAATTATACCGAAGTCCTGTTCAATTTCCTCACTTAACAACATGTCTGTAAGCGGAGAGCCTATTGGGGTATAAGTTAGAGTTGCAGTAGATACAACGGTTTGTATCTGGTCATACCTATGACCGTATTTATTTTTGAATGCTCCCTCTATTCTATTCTGTTCCGGTGCACCAAGAGGTATAATTCCACCAGAGGCATCCTTTCCTCCCGCGCTTATAATTCCTGACGGCCCTCCTTCATTGATAACTATGTTGGCTGTCCTGAGTGAAGCATCTATGTTTGATAATGGCTTTATAAGGCTTATCAATTTGCTTTCACTTATCAGGTAGTCCTGTCCCAAATTGTCATTAATAAAAATGATTTCTTCTGGCGTAAATGATTGTGTTGTCCCTCCGATTTCAAGCTCATACCCGGATATTATATCAGATATCTGAACCTGTTTGAATATCTGGCCCGTCGTCTTTACTTTAAAGCAGGCAGGAGGCAGGTTCCACAATTGTCCCGGAATAGGCTGTGAACTCATTACCCCATTCATCAATATTGGCACGTTACTGTAAATATCTTTGAACGTAAGGAACATGGTCATGAACTCACTTTTTGTCTGTAACGGGTTGGGTTTATTTAGAAGGGTTAAAACTTTATGCTTGAATACTTCAGAGCCATCCTCTATTTTCCTTAATCGTACTCTGCCTTGGGAAAACAATTCTGCCCGTGTATTTATTACTGATGTAAGGTGTGGTATTCCTGTGTATAGTGCCCACAGGTTCCCGTGTGCCAGCCACTTGGTTTCCCTGCTTGATAGATTGTACCAAGAGCTTTGCTGCATGGTTTGTAGTCCCGGAAATAACCTCGCAAATGTCTGTTGAAGAAACGAGCCGAATCTGGTATCCCTTAATGTGAATTTCATCAATAATAAAATGACGTTGTTAATATCTTTTTCCCTGAAGCCTCTTGCACCTTACTGCCGTTCACGGTTATGGTAATGTGGAATGAATCCTCTTTAATCGGGTCTTGCTTTGTTGACTGGATTATTATTGTGCGCAAATATCCTGATTGAAGTGATGTAGAACTATATGTGCTGTGTACCTGTTTAATGTATGCCTGGGCCGGGGTTATGCCCGTGTTTGGAAATGAGTAGTGTATGCTATCACTTGCTTGGTAGTTTACATCCAGCGTTATCAGTAGATTACCTGATGTGCTTTGCTGTTGATTGCCTACTCCTGATTTTTCGCATGATTGGCAAATTAGTCCAGCTATCACAATACACAAAATAATAAGCAGCGATAGCAGTTTTTTATTTTGCTTAACCTTTGGATATCGGACTTCACTTATCATCTGTATAGTTTTAGTATTCTTTCACCGGTTACTATTGCCATAATGGATAAGGTTGGGAGCACACCAAAATAGCATACGCATGCTATTATACCATAAATAGTAATTGCGGAGCCAATTAACCCCGCAATCAATTTTACTCTTTTTTTAGTGAGCCACTTGTCGATGCGTTTTATCATCGTACAGCAATATCCTGTTTCACCTTTTTCCAATAAGCCTTATCTGAATCTTCAGTTACGGAGGCATCAATTCCTTTCAGTGCCTCAATCACCACCTTTCGGCGAGTAGCTGAGTCCCTGCTGAGAATGCCCGGATTAACTTTCAGGCGTATTGCAGCTTCTGCCATTTGCTTATCGGCTTCATCATGTACTGATAATTTGGCCGCGTCTGTTTCGGTGGTTTCTTTTTTCTTTGCCATGGGTTATATTTTTATGAATTTACTGATTAACTTTTTTGCATTGCTGTATGCTTCTCGCCCGGCTGCTTCTCCCCTTGCGAGAATATCGCCCTGATGATTAGCACAAATATAGGCTTTACAAGCGGAACACCAAAATACCTTTTTTTGTGTGGTGTCCCCTTCATTCAGTTTACAAACGGAACAGACCCCGGTTATCCATGTCTTTTTTTTCTTTCCGCAGCACCAGCTCATGTGAATAAATGTGGGAGCCAAGATTGTATAAAAAAAGCAAGGCCAGATGCACTATCTGGGGCATCGTCTATCTTACTGCTTCCGTTCTTCATGTAGTTTAATAGTCCGTTCATGAACTTGTCATAATCAGAACCGGGCTCATATTCTGACCTATCAAGGAAGTAAAAGTAGTTTTTTATAAAGCCGTACGTCATCATAATGCGCGTATGCTTTGCCGTACTGTTGTTAATTGTTAACACTTTTTCCACTCCCACTAAATCTCGTAAATCTTTAGCAAAGATACGGCCCATGGAGTTAGTCTCAACTCGGGTATATTGTACATTGTTGTCCTTGATGAGGCCAGCACATAAGGGAAGCGTTATATCTGATAGGTCCTTTGTGAATACTACATCCGTTACAAACACCTTGTTTTTGAAAACCTTTCCAATCGGGAATGATAAGCTGTCATCCCCTGCATCTGCTACATCAATATACCCCACAACAGCTTCCGGTACTTGCTTGCCCAGGTCGCTCCGTTTAAAGAAATTCAGGTCATTACGATAGAATAGAAGTCCAGATGCTTCCATTGTTTCCTGCTTATAGTTGGCATTGAATATCATGTCAACTACCAATCCCTTTAATTCCTTGTACCTGTTGAAACTGAATAAAGATGGGCAAAGCATTTCTCCGTTAGATTCATTTAGGCATGCGGCCATTTTAAGCACATACCAGTCATTCTTTCCCTCTTCTTCCTGCTTCTTTAGGATGCGGCCGCATATATCCTCGCTTGACCACCGAGTCATGCATATAATTTCTATTGGCTCCCCGTATGCGGCTGATACACGGGATTTGAATGTTCCTGTATACCAAAGCCACGTAGCATCAAGGTTGTTCATGTTCATGGCCTCTGCGGCCCCCTTAACCGGGTCATCAACCATCAATATCGTGGCCCCCTTGGATGTAACGGAACCACCCACCCCCACACCCATATAGCTAAAATGGTTACCTTCAAGCGCCCATTTCTCATATCCTGAGTGCCCCTGCTTTATTCGTGTGTTTGGGAATATATCCCTGTAAACCAAATCCGTATCCATGTTCTTACGCATGGCGATATTATCGCGCGTGTACCGCGAGAAGTCTGATGCAGTATCATTGTTGTAAGAACCAGTAATGATTTTTTCCTTTGGGTTATCCCCAAATACCCACGATGAGAAATTAACAAGTGTCCGAGTCTTGCCGTGCTGAGGTGGTATATTTAGCATGAGTTTCTTGCAAGTCTGCCATCCGGGCTCACGCTTTCCGGGAATTATTTGCCATTCTTTTTCTCCGGGTCTGCGAACTATTCGCGATTCATACAATGCCTGAAGGGTATCACAAATGATTTTTAGGTGCGGCCGGTCATCAGTATAAAATTCCGGGGCAAGTGTTTGGCAGAAATCCCAAAAGCTCCTACGAGATAGCTCAACCGCCATCGCCCTTTCCAGTAGTGCTATTTCGTGCTCTTGAAGCAAGGATAAGTTCTTTTAATTGTTTGGTAGTAAAGTTACTGAAATCCGGCAATTGATATAGGGGTTGGCCGGATGATGTGATATCTGTGGATTGTTTAGCCTTTCCATGGGCCCGGTCAAGCATCTTTTCTAATTGGTCAGTCCCGTTTCCAGATAGCAGAGCCTTGGAGATGATACGAACGTACATTGGCATGTCCTCTGCCTTTGCCATCTCAGTCAGGTGAGCAACTGAACAGGCGACTAACGTGGTGTACGCATCCATAATTTGCTGGGGCGTAACAGGTTGATAGCCCTTTGCGGCAAGCTCCTGAAGTATCTCACTGGTCAGCTTTGCCCGGCCTCCGGGGTTACCTGACTGTCCTTTTTTCCACGGTTTGAGGTTCTTTATGTTTCCTTTTCCTGCCATTTTATTTATCCATTGAGTTATCCACTGAAAGATTTTTATTCTGGGGACCAGCTTTTACTGAAAGACCCCTTTTTGATTTCGTCTGAAAGATGTATGCCGAGCCGGTTGGAAAGACGTACCACTTCTTCCTTCTCCATGCCGTACATATCCATGATTTGCTTTACGTTTGAGCCCTTTTTTATTTCATGCTCAACTATTTGCGCCATTTTAAGTACTGCATGTGTTCCCTTAGCGCGGTTCATCCTTACGGTTGTGGCCAGTGGGTTGACCGGGTTGAGGATGATGCATGGTAGCATTCCGTCTGTTAGGGCATAGATGTCTGGGTCTTTGGAGATGGTATATCTATGGAAGCCATCGATTATCGTATGGACGTTCTTTTTGGCGTTGTCTGTCAACCCATCAATGTGGATAGACTTATCGAAAACGAGAATAGGAAATAGCCAGCCGTCTGCGAGTATTGACTCCTTTAGTAGCTGCATTTCCGGTGGTGCCACACTGTTAGGGTTATAGAGATTGGAGGATAGCTGGTCCCTGTGGAGCCACACGAGCCCACTGATTGGCTGGGGTTGCTTTGTTGGTGATGTCTTCATGCGTATGTTTGTTTGGCCTGCTCTAAGGTTATGCCAAGTTTGGTGCATTTGTCTATGGCAAGAGATAATAGTTTGGTCTGCTGGCGGTTTTTGAAGTCGCCCTTTATGGCGATCTGTGCAAGAAATTTGTATGATAGGCCAGTGATGGGATGGGGGTCATCATCATGGATGGCCATCTTGGTCTTTTTGTAATGGGCAATGATGCACTTATTGATGTTCGCCTTGACCTGGTTCTTGTACTCCAGTTCGGAGTAGGATTCTATTACGAGGTTCATGTAGTCCTTCCATGTCAGGTTCTCGGGCTTGGAAGTGTTGGAATATAGTTCAGTGTTGGCATACCTCCAAGCTGTGTTGACTCCTGGCACCCGCATGAGCATCTTATGCCACATCTCCGGGAAGCATTCTGCGTATACCCACAGGCCCCTGAGCGGTTCCTCCCCGTAGGGGGGGCATACCCGTTGACGGAGGAAGTCCCCGTACATGCGGGTTTTGTTGAATATGTCATAGGTACGGTTATAGTCGTAGCCTTTTTCATACACAAGGCGCCATACGTCCTCGGATGACCAGTCATATATTGGGTAGGCTGAAGCCATTGTTCCCGTGTGACCCATGAAGGCATCGTTCTTTTTGGAAGCGATGACACGGTACCTGCGCAGGCTCTCCTGTGTGCGGATGCCGTTGAGTACTACCTTATTGCCGGTGACAGTCTTGTGGAAGAACTCTTGGAATGACTCCCCGAATACGAATTTTGGATGTTCCGTTATACAGTTGTCTGGTAGGGGGCGCACCCATAGGTCTTTCTTTGCCGGGTCCCAGCACCACCAGAAAGGCTCATCATTAGAGCACGCATTGCGGTGTTTTACTGGAAGGCAGTACCAGTCCAGTTTTATTTCAGGGTTCTGACGGACACGCTCCACATACTCGATAGTGGTCGGGTGGATGGCTTCCTCATCAAAGAATACGGCGTGAACGGGTAGCTTGTTTCGTTTCCGGGCCACTTCCAGCACTATGTTGAGTACGGCCGTGCTATCCTTACCACCTGAGAAGGACACTATGACATCATCATAGCAATCATACAGGTAGTTGACCCGCTTGATGGCGGCGGTGTAGACGTCATCCTCCTGAGATTGCTTCTTGCGTATTTTTGCCATATTACTTGGTGCGGATTTGTTCGATGTCTTTGGCGCTGTGTCCCTCAACTATGGTTCTGTTAATCATAGGGTGTTCTTCATCACGTGGCCCGAAATCACTATCTGGGTGGAAGGCGATGACATCCATTGTCTCATCGAATGTCCTGAAGGAATGAGTTCCGTTTAGGTACAATTTCCCATCTAATCCCGCTGAGAACAGTTGGTCCGTTGGGTCAAGGGGAGAGGATAATATAGCAAACACATCCCCTGTTTCAAGGGGGAAGTTGCCAAAGGGCGTGATGCACTCCCCTGAGCCTTTTGCCACTATGCCCATACGGATGGATGGGTGAGTGTGGGGGGTCTGGTTGATGCGAACAGGGAAATGAAGGTGGTTCAGGCATGATTGACCATATCTGATCGGGGGTATGAGTAGACTATCGGTGCATCCATCGATGTACTTCAGGCGACCTTTCTCTTCGATGGGTCCACCCAGGTTGAAGAAAGATTCTTCATCCACTCGCTCCATAATAATAACATGTGCACTGGTATCACTGGATAGGTTGGCCTCACCTTTAACGGAGGCGTACATATTGGGCAATACCGGGAATCGGGAATCAATGAAGCAAAGTCCGTGCTGTACAAATATGTAGTACGTGCTTCCTGGTTTTAGGTAGTAGTTCATCTCTCCGAACATCTGATGTAGACGTACGTGATGTGGGGTTTTTTCCTCATAGTTCAGGCCACATTGCTTGATGAACTTCAGGAATGATGGGTGTTGGTTTTTACTTATCATAAGATTTGATTAAAGACATCATGGCTTGCTCAAGGGTTTCCAGCTTATCTTCAGCTTTTATATGGTTGAGTATTTCTACAAGTTTCAGCTTATTGGTGTGGAGCATCACAAGCTCAAATAGGGAGTAGTCATTGCTGGTCTTGCTGTTACCGGGCCCGGCTCCATAATCCCCTTGTGCGTTGTTTTCTGGCTCTAAGTTTAGCAGTTCACCGTTGGCTATAAAGGGGGGTATCTCTATGCCCCACTCACCTATCTCATTCAGGTTCCATTCCTTGCGAATTAGCTCCCAGTCCCATTCTCCGTACCCTGAGTTGTCCTTTATGATGAACTGCCTTTGCTGGTCAGGGGTCAGGGTGCTTGCCTTTATGATGGGTACTTGCTTCAGTCCTGCCTCAACACAGGCTTTAAGGCGCATGTTACCACCAAGCACTATCATGTCAGAGTTGACCACAATAGGCCGAATCTCGAGCATCTCCGGGAATTCTTTTATGGACTTGACAAGCTGTTTGAACTTGTCATCTTTGATAATACGGGGGTTGTTAGGGTTGGACTTTACAAGTGATATCTTGACCTTTTCCGTTTTAATCATGGGCAAATATAAGAAATATTCCACGTGAAACAAATGGGGGCCAAAAAAAACCGGGGGAAGCCGCCCCCGGTCGTTTAACTCAAAACCCGGCAGAACAACTACCAGTTCCCGTTTTTCCAGCCAATGTGGGTCAGCTGGTTAGGATGGGCTTCCTGTCTTCAGGCGCTCCTCTAAATGTTCTCCCACATTCATTAGGGCCGTGCCGGATGTATTTTGTAGCGGGGGGAGGATTCGAACCTCCGACGACCGGGTTATGAATCCGGTGACCTAACCGCTGGTCCACCCCGCACTGGGCACTAAGTTACATATTTTTTAATATACGCATCCAAGAACGCCGAACCACAGATTAAAGTATTTGGGCTTTCGCATAGGGCGTGGCATATTTTTAACAAATTATCAAACGATGGCTCAGCCCTGCCTTCCTCATATGAGCCAATGGTTCCTCTTTTTATTCCGGTTTCATTTGAAAGGTCTTCCTGTGTTATTCCAACGAGTTTTCGGAGTGCCCTTAGATTTTTTGGGAAATTATTCTTCATTGGAGACAAATTTTTGTAGTTCTTCAGGTGTAATCTTATGTGTTTCTTTTGTGAAAAGCAAAAGAGAAATTTGTGCATTTACAAAGTTGAGCACCTCTGTTTCTGTATAGAGCCTTTCTTCATTCCTTTTGTTTAAGCGAGCTGTCATTGATGACACCGGCCCAAAGGCTTCTATCTCGAACAGGTTTCTTTCTGCTTGTTTAATAATGTCCTCTACAATTATATTTGCCTTGGATGTAGATGGCTCTGGGTCTGTTGGGGTGCTGGTTCCAGCAAAACACTTATCACTTAGTATCATTACCAAGCGGTTTTTCTTTTTGGGTTCATAGCCCGGAAACATGTCATGTGCCATAATGTGTCGCTATTATTGGGTGGGTGATTGGGTTAATTTGTTCCATGTTGGTCTAATAGTTTAAGGGCCATCTTGCAGGCTTTATCATCATCATATACGTCTATTCCTGCAACTGGCCGCTGGATATAGAGTCTGTGGTGTATTTTATTTTCGGGGGCTCTCATGTGATAAAGTTGTATAAACAGGATATCATTTTCATCCATCACGAAATCGCCCTGCACGTAATCACTGGCCAGGTGTGCTTCTTCTATGGTTTTGTATTTCTCCGGATTAAAGAAATCATCATAAGTACCCCTGCTTTTTTGTTCACTAAATAGTGAAACTTTTCTGTATCCCATGTTATTTTTTTTTGTTAATAAATGATTCGTGTGTTAAAACAGTTCCGTCCTCGAACATGATGATACGGGGCAGGCTATCGGTTCTCATTACCCTGCGCAGGGTTTTAACGTCTGCCGGTTCCTTGTGGTTGCAGGGAGGACAGGGGGGCTTGGAGGCGGCCATTAGTCCTAATAGGAATCCTATGGTAAGCATGGTTGCAAAGCCATAAAGGTAAACTGCTATTTCTGTTCGTGTCATGCTTAACTGTTTTTAGGGGGTGGAGGGAATGAAATTGGTATTACATAGTCAGGCGTATTTGCGTTCAGATAATCAACGTCCCATTCGCCGTCTAAATAGGTTGATAAATAAGTTTCTCCCGACATTGTTTGAGCAACATAAAGACCGTCATCCATCTGCTTATCAAAATCTTTCCATTGCTTGCTTTCCTCTGCGGGGATTAGACCAGAGAGGGAGGCGGCACACTTATCAATATCAAGAACGTCTATCCACTCTCCCTTTCCATCTGCAAGTTCTTTTACAAACGCAGGGCGATAATGTTTTCGCAATAATTTTGTTGCGCCTTCCTTCGTCAAGGCTCTTTCGGATAGCCTCTTGTTCTCGTCTTTTAATCTTTCGACCTCCTTATTGGCTTCTATAAGATGATAGTTCTCTACCTGTAAATCCCCAACAAGTTCGAGTTTTTCCTCTTTCAGCCCCTCGATCTCTTTCCTATAACAATCAAATTGGGTTCCCCACTCAGCAATATCCTTTTTATATTGAGTTGTTTGGGCAGAATATTCCTTATTTAGCCTTTCAATCTCCTTGTCCTTTTCGGACAGGGCGAGTTCTACCTGTTGCTGGGCGTAGTCCTCCATCGCATCAATCGTTAGTAACACGTTATCATTATCTGAGGCATCAAATCCGGGATGGTGTTCTACCATCATTTGAATTGCTGTCTTGGGCTTTTTGCTTTTGTCGCTCATGGGTTATGTTTTAAAAGTTAATTCAATGTCGTAGTGGTCGGCTATCTTTACAAGCAGCTCCATGTCC